TATTAGGTTTCCAACGTGGTATCTTTCTTGTTGTAGAGTCAATCCAGTACGTTTGATATGTCCCACGTTCTCGTATTAACTCAGGTGTGTTCAACTTCTCAATCACCTGAAGGCGATGCACTAAGAATGATACTCTGCCATCATTCTGCCTTCTTGTACGTTCACGGGATAAGGTATCAACACACTGGCGTTTAACATGCTCGTATTTATGGCAAGGCAGACAAAGCGGTTCCTCGTTTTCAGGTGTGTATTCACCCCCCTCTATCCCAGGGACAATGCGATGACGTTCTATTTGCTCATTTCTACCGCATCTGATGCAATTCATAATCCCTCAGCATATATCTGATACTTCTTCATCCCTTAATAACTCCCTCTATAGCATCCCTTATGGTCACATCTCCTGTGTATAAATGGAATTTCCCTTGATGTAGCAGGCCTTTCCATATGGTAAGCTATTAGTATCCCTCAAGTCATTCCAAAATGCTTGTTGCTTAGACTTAAATGTTCCAAACATTAAGTCAAGTTCCTTCCCTTCCTGTTGCAGTCTTTCGAACTCTGCAAACTGTTCCTTGTTTAGTTTTCCTACCTTTACTTCTTTCATCGCATCCCTCCTTTATATTCCTCCACAAGTTGTCCGACAGTCTTGGTTACCTTATTTCTGTATGCAATTCATCCTTGAAGGCTTCTTTGATAGCTTCAATTATTTTCTCCACTTGATACCTTGTTCCTTCCACTACTACTTTTGTTTCACTCCAACCAGCCTTGATTGTTAATTCTACTTTCATTTCTCCCATTCCTCAATAAGTTTCTCTAAGGTTATCGTTATAGAGCCTGTGCCTTTGCAGGTTGGGCAATTATACTTTACCCAACCTTCCCAACGCTTACACTCAGGACACTCCCCATCCTCTGTGAGTTTGCGACCAAAGAGTTTTTTGAATATTTCTACTAAGCCCTTGCGATATTCAACTGTGTACCTACCCGAACAGCCTATGTCGCTTAACTTTTCCTTGAGTTCGTCATGTAACTCATTAAATTCTTGTGCTATCTTCTCAATCACCTCATCCATTGTCATTAGCTGTCTCCTTTAAGTAGGGCTATGATTTGGTCAAGCAATCTGTCAGTGCAGTGTGGGCAATATCCCTCTTTAACCTTAAATTCCTGTTTGAATATATTATCTATCTTCTCTCTCTTGCTATCCAGCCTTGCCAACAATCCCTCTGCTTTCATAGCTCTTTCTGCCCAATTATGTCTACCCTTAAAAGTACAAGGGATACATACATGGACAGTGCCCGCCTCTAAATAGTGCAGTGGCTTGCCAGCTTTAGGGTGTGGATTTTTAGACATCTCACCGCCGCACACTCCGCATTTAGGGCTACTGTGTTCCTCCATATCCTTTGCGTGTTGGGCTTTGAGTATAATGTCTTCTCTATCTTCTTGAGATGGATAGGTAAGAATAGAACCCTCATCTATTGCTTTCCCAACTGCATCATCACGTTCCTTTGGTGTCAACAAGTCCTTCATTACTCAGCCTCCTTATCTAGGGAGATAGTTATTGATATTCTTACCTGGTGCTTTACTCCCTCACTATCACATACCCATTCTTCTTCACCTTCTCCAATTTGTAGCCATAGGTTGTTTTCAAAGAGGATTTGCTTGGCATTTAGCTTATATCTAACCTGTATTCCCGCAGATGCATGTTGCCAGCCATCCTGCCAGCCTGTTTGTTGTGTGTACAACTGTATCGCCACCTTCTCCACCAGTTGCTCTACTCTTTTATCCATTCTTCATCACCTCATACAGCTCCCAAAATAATGCTAGGGCAGGGTCTTTGAAACCATCATTTACTAAATTTCTCAACCACCAAGAAAACAATAAGTTCCAAGCAAAACCAATCCTGCAATTATCATACTTTTCCCTTATCTTCTCTATCACAAGTGGCACAGCATACTCGAACAGGTCAGGCCACACAAAGGCCGTCCCTTTTTCAGTAAACCCACACCATTCCCAGAACTCCTTAATCTGTTCCTGTGTTGGTTCTGTCACTCTACCAGCCTTCCTTTCCTTCTCTCCTGCACACGGATACTGGCCTCATGGCTGACAGCCTCTAGCTCATGTCTGGATAGGGTGGCAGGGTTACGGCCACCATACTTTTTCTGGTAGACCTTCTTGGTCTCCTCCTGGATTTCCTTCAACATGCGGTCAGTATCCATTATGACTCCTTCTGATACAGTAGTCCTTTGATGCAATTGCGGGCTAATTCACAATAATCTCTGCACCTGACTCCATCCCAACATTCCTTCTCATTGCAAGGTCTATCCCACTTACCATCAGCCAGAGCCTTCTCCAGCGCATCAGCCTTATCCTGGAAGTAGCTAAGAACCAGCTCATTATCCAGCTCCGGTATAGTTATCTTATAGGTATTTCTGTCTAGTCCTCGGCCAACGGCTATTGCTAGACCACCATCCCTAACCGTTACTTGTACCTGCATCCTATTGACCTTGATACCTCTTTCTTCCAGCATCACACGGTAGCGGTTGAGTTGTAAGTCCGTTTCCCAGTTGTCTGCATCCTTTGGTGATTGCTTAAAGGTCAGTATCATCTTGGGAGTACCAGCCTTACCCCATTTGCTGGAAGACTTATAGACGGCACCAGTAGGGTCGGGTACCTTGCCGGTTACTACGATACCTAGAGCTTTGGCTACCCTGTAGCTACCCCATAACTTGTAGTCGGATAAGGTCCAACCACCAGCTTCATCCGGCTCTAATAGGTCAAAGATGTCCCTATCTAAGGAGAGTGCTACCTCTGAGGGTAGTCCTAGTTCTTTGGCCATTTCCTCCATGGACTCATGGTGGAGACTACCTTGTACCATGAAGGCCCGTTTGTCAGGGTCAGCCACGTATGGTTGGGTCAGCTTGAGGAATTCATACATGGTACCATTGATGAGTTGTGTGGTGGATGCTACTCCATTCCACTCACGCTCCTGGCTGATGCGCCTCAGGTATGGTGTAGTGAGACAGCGTTCATCCATACGGCACTTGGCCAGGCAGTCCTTGACCGTGGTTACTTCTTTGTCGGGACAACTGAACCACTCAAGCATGTTAAGCCTCCTCAGTCCAGTTATTATCTGGAGACTAGCAAGACGGTAAGCTATTATGCTCCATTTTCCTGCTAGTTTCGGCTTATTAACCTACCTTATGATAGATGCCATTGGCATCCTTAGTCACAGTCCCAGCCGCCTCCAATGGTGCCAGGAAAGTACCATTGATGATATTGCTGGTCAGCTCCGTATCAGCCTTAACCAGCGGGTCTTGGAATACTAGGTTGTTCCACTCCTGTTGGGTCTTACCGTCCAGCAAGTTGATAGCCTGTTGGACAGCGGATACTCCGGTAACTGGAGCTGGTTGCTCTGTTGGGGCTGGAGTCGGAGCAGACACTCCTGAATGTGGAGTGCCACCAACACCTTCTACATAGACCACCTCCCAGGCATCCCTAGGCGTTTCTGCCTGCTTATCATTATCCCACATCATGTGGCCAGGAGTCATTTTCCACTCCTGTACCTTACCGACCAGGAAGTCCTGGTTCTTAGCCTGGTCCTGCGGTAGGTTTTCATTCAACCCGGCATTGATGAGCTTATCCATGCTGGCACCAAGCACTCCCATATTGCTTTTGGTTCTGGTGGAATGCATGATATTTATCTGGGCTACTGGTGATGGGTAAGGCTCGATGGACTCATAGACCTCCAATTGTGAGTGGTTGTAGAGTACCTCCAATTTGGCTTGTGGCATGTTGCCACGTTGTACCATACTGCCGGTGATTGAGTCCAACTTGGCCCTGAAATGCCGGAGTGGTGAGCGAAATCCTCCAGCCTCAAATCCTCTGGTTCTTAGCTGTTCATTTACCTGTTCAGGTGTTAAAGGTATGTCGGTCAATTTGTTTTCCTCCTTGTTTAATTTTTCCCTAATTGCCTGGCTTATCCACTGTTTGATTTCATGCTGGCTCTGTGTTGGTACGACTCAGTTTCTCCAGTACAGATACCCTAAGCCATTCCTTCATACTTAGGTCAGCCTCTAGTGCCAATCTCCTAGAGTTTTTGAGTTCCTCATCTGTCAGTGGTACTATCATATGCCTATCTACCACTGCTTGTTGAGACATCACAAACCTCCTTTCTTATTCATATATAACTATCATAACACAAAGGTATGTAGCTTGTCAAGTTGACATAATCAGTTGACATAATGTTAGAGGTTAATACCTCCCTTACTAAACGTAAAGTCCTCCCTATTGATAACCAAATCCAGTGGTTTCAACTTCACCGGAGAGTGTCTGGTTTTCTCAAACACCAGTCGAAGGTTGACCAACCCAGTAGCTTCATTGTCCTCTATCTTATCCACATAGATGATGCTGTCTAGCCAGCGTGGCCACCTGCTGGAACCAAACATTTCATCTGTGCCATAGTGGAATGTTTCACCTTCACTATGTTCGGCTATACGGGTGTGGTGTATTATTATTATGGCTAACTTATACTTAGACCGCAACATGTCCATACGGTCTATGAATAATCCGGAGTCATAGTCCTCAGTGAGCTTGCCTGACATAGTGCTGGACAGGTTGTCTACTACCAGGACTTTTGGCATAGTTCTGGCTATTTCCTTTTCTAGTTCGGAGGAACCCCAGCCCTTATCCAGCTTCATGTATAGTTCTGAGGCAAACCAAATCTGTTCGGAGTTGGCCTGGTTACCAGTCATGTACTTTATCATTCGTTCCCTCATAAAGCCTTGTGGTATCTCAGTTTGGAAATTGTAGATAGGAGTGGCTATGGTTTTGTAACCAAACCAAGGTTGACCAGTAGCTATCTTGAAGGACATGTCTAGCCCTATCAGTATGGACTTCCAGGTCTCCTCCTTACCGTATACCATCATGGTTCCTTGGCTGATGAGGAGGTTGCTACCTATGATGTAGGACTGATAAGGTGGAGACCACTGGATTAGCTCGGCAGGTGTCAGTCCTTTCATTCAGTAATGACCGTTCTATCGTTGATGCCGGTTCTTATAAAGCCTTGCCAGTTACCATCCTTGTCTACTATATCCAGGCCGATTTTACCGGCTAACTCCTCATCCTCCAGTTCATCATTAGTGTAGTCAGCAGGATGGACGAACAGGTTGTTGGGGTAATTCCTGAGTTGCTGTATTAGGATTTTAATCTCCTTCATCTTGCTCCTCCTTCTTAATAGGTACTAACTCATACAACCCTAAGTCCATCAACACATAGCATATACCTCCTTCACATGCCGTCCCATACTGCTTACAACCTTGACAGTCCGGCAAGTTAGTGGCGGTATAACGGAGTTTGAACCGTTTAATCCACCTACTGAGAGTGGTTACATCCACTTCATCACCTAGTTTCTTAGCCACTACGGATAGGCTACCACTGACCAATACTTCCTCAATGGGTACATGGTACTTCTGTTCAAGGTACTTCATCAAGGCAGTCTTTGGTTTGTCGGAGTAAGCAGGCTTAACCCTAGGCACAATGACCTTATGCCGCCTGGCAGCAGGACGGGTCTGTACTATGCCTCGCTCTGCCAGTATCCGTTCCTTAGGGCTTAGTTGCTTAGCCACTTGTTGTCTCTACCTCATCTATCCACACATTGCCACACACAGGGCATACTGCCTCTGGTACAGCATCATGTGGCTCATGTGGGTTAGCATAGTATTTGGTAACCAGCTCGGAGTCGTCACCTTGCCAGTTACAATCCTTACACTTGACTATCATTGTTAACCTCCTATCAGTCCATACCTAATGGCCTGGAATATAAGGTAAATTAGCAACCAGATAATAGCCAATGCTGTCAACCATCTACTCACCTCCTTGCTCCGAGTATACCTTCCTCTTGAAGGCATCAAACAACCTTATAGCTTTGCGTATGGTTGCTGGTCTGTCCATATCCTCGGCTAATATAATCTTTCGGTAGGTATAGTCACTCCTACCTTCAGCAGTTACCTTACCGGAGCCTAATATAATGATGGTTGGTATCATCACGTCCTCACCACTAGTTGGTGCGTAGACCTTAACTGCTACACAAGGTCTATCAGGATGTTGGCTTCCGGGTTTGTTATCTGTCTCATTATAGATTAGCTCCATCCTTACCTCCTTCTAACTTTTCTTTTACATATTCCTTTGGTGTTATAATCTTATCTTGGCCTCTTACCATGCCTAATGCTTTCAACCTGCCTGCCTCTTGGTGCTGGTCATATTGCTGGCGTGGAACCCTGATACCATCCCGGTAGATGAATTGGTTAGCTCTTTGTTGGTCTTTCCTTCTGCTCATGTTCCTCCTTGATAAGTTTGGCTGTGGCAGGGAAATATTTAGCCAGGCAGGTAGGACATATACCATCAGTGATATCCTTGTCATACTTGCCTCCGAATGGTGGCTTACTGCCACTGACCGTCTTGCACCAGGCACAGCGGATAATCATTATAGTCCTCCTTGTTATATCATAGTTCCCAATTTGTGGCTATCATAAAATGCGGACCTCAACCTCCTGTATTCCTCCATGCCGTCATCCCATATATTACCCTGACATGCCATACACCAGCGTGGTTCTCCAATGGATTGTATCTCAGCACCACAGTCATTGCAACCGTAGTGGCAGGGTTCTAGTTGTACGAAGTCACCGTAGTAATCAGGCATTGTTCACCTCAATATCTAACCTACAAATAGTATTGCTATGGTGTATCCCAATACGAACCCACTGAGCCATACTAGAGTTAATCCAAGATATAGCATACCTCACCTCATATATACTTTAATAAATATAATACTATATAATAACTATTTATATATATTAGTTTAACCTATGCAAGCCCTTAGGAACTTATCCCTGTCAAACTTAGGGTTATCCTTTGCAAGTTCCTCTGCTAGGGCATTGGCTAGCTCTGCCTTACTCATGTTCCACAAGTCAATCTGTTTGAGGAACTTAGCAAGGAATTCGTAGTGCTGGGTTGTGAACATCTTATTGCCTCCTTTTCCTTTCTTCCCTAAATCCTGCTATCATATCCCTAGCTTCCTTCCTGGTTCTAGGCTTATTCTCCACCGGCTCGTGGTAGCCGAGTTGGACGGCCAGGCGGGTGATGGCCCTTACCTGCTTAGGTGTGGGTGGTAATTGCCACGATGAATTAGCTTCTATTCTTTCAACCATATTCTACCTCCTATTAAGTTCCTTCATCTGTTCTTGATAGTATTCCCGTGTGTTATAGGTTTCCTCTGTTGGTGTCTGTCCACCATGACCTTTACTACCTTATACACTGGCTTTTTACTAGCAATAGCCAACTCCTCCTTGGTTGGTTTCCTTGCTATCAGCCTCATGGTTATCCTCCTCGTTCTTTAGAATTACCGACCAGTATCCGACCTAGCCGCTTATACCCTGCTTTGCCGAACCACTTGGCTGTCCAGTCCTCAATGGTGTTGATACCTGCTTCTAGTTCTGGTTTGGCTGCCAGTTCGGACAGTTCGTTCTCGGCATCGGTGGCGGCATCATCCATGGCTTGTGGGTTGAATTCAGGCATTGGTTATCACCTCCTTTATGTATGGTACTATAGGCTACTAATAAGTATAAACCTTGGCAGTCCTCTTTCCTCTCTGTCAAGGGTATTGGCATCGGTCACTCTATGAGGACTTGCTGGTACAGCTCTGCGAACACCATATGGGAAGTCCTTGTAAACACGAACCTCTTGTTTGGGCTTAAAGGTTTTCAATATCTCAATAAGTTCAGCTACTTCCATTATCTCTATATCTCCTTCCAGGTTTGCTACTACTTGGTCATACTGTCCTTATATGCTGTCCCGCATCTGTCGGGCAATTTCAGAGTATAACAGTGCAGGTATATAGCGGTCCATCCAATCTACAATGGACTTGGCATCAGCCATATCATCCCTGTCCTTTGGATGTTGCCTGAGTACGGAGTCTAGGACTAATTGGTTGTGTTTCTCCGCATCATAGGGCAATGCCCCTACCTCTGTCTTGACGATTAGCTTGTACATGGTTGTACCTCCTTAATTTATCCTTATCCACAATCTCAGTCGCCACCATTCAGGGTCGCTGTCGTAGCAGGCATAGTCCGTACCCTCCTCACCTAACAGCATGATGGTGGCGGTGAATATCAGGTCGGTCAGGGATAGCTCATGAATTAGTTTCATCCTTCACCTCTGGTTTGTTTACTATTATTAGTTCCTGTCTGGTTAGTCCTTCTTCCAGTGTATACCAAGTTTCTGCTACCACTACCAGTTTCTCTGCCTCCTCTGCTATCAACCTTGAGGTAGAGGCAAAGTTAGTTTCACCTATCGTATGTGTGTATTGGACTAGCCTCTCTATTTTGTTGCGTGTATGAGCAAAGGCAATGATTGAGGTACGTATCAAGGCTTGGTAGTCTAGCTTGGTGCTGTTGAAGGACAGGTCATGTTCAGTCCTATTCATTGTGCTACCTCCTTAACTCTGGATTGACTGATTCTTTGGTTTGAACCTAATGAAAGCAATTCCATTGATGCATACCCATACCCTACCATCCTTGGCTATCCGTATACCAAAGTCACCTTCAATCTGGTTTATAATATGTGGCATATAACCTGGGATGCGTAGCTCTGTAGGAATATTCTCAATGCTGATTGTACCTTGCTGGTGCGTCTCTGGGTAGTCCTTTACTAACTTGCTCATACCTACATTATATCACAAGGTGTTGCATTTGTCAATAGCTGGCTACTTTACATAACGGTTACTTGACATAATGTGAGACTGGAACCTACAATGTTATGTAAAGTCCAACCTTCACATCCACCTAATGTCCACCTAATGTCCACTACCTGTCCAGTCATCCACTTCAACAACCAACCTTGTACCAGGTATAAAAATAGAGGATAGGTTGGCAACTATTCCTATCCTCCATCTTTGTGGTTTTAGCTATTATCCAGTGGTTTTACTTTGCAGGGGGTAAGGTTCCATCAGCAATAGCCTGTTTTTTAACCTCGTTCTTAACCCGCCAGGCATTGGAGTTAGTGGACTTGCCCAGCTTTTCCGAGGCTTCAGCATCCTTCTTCTCTGCCTCCACCATTTTTGCCTCATCCTCGGAGGTCTTGAACTTGTCCCAAATCTCGGACAGGCTCATCCCGTACTCATCCTTCGACTTGCCACCACCTCCGCCATTACCACCTGCCTTACGGGCTTTGATGGTGGGTACTGACAGTCCGACTCCACCAGTAACCTTCACAGCACCATTAGCATCAATCCTGCCTTTGTCATCCGTCCTATGGTCGGTGCTGTAGGTGAAACCTTTGGCCTTTACTCCAGCGATGGCGGCATCCAGGTTCAGTGCCTTGACAGCGGTCTTGATGGAATTGGCAAGTGCTTCCCGCTTTCCTGCCAGTGCCTCAGCTTCCTTGCGGGCACCTTCCGCCTCTGCCTTGGCGATTTCACCCTTGCACGAGTTGTATTCCTTCATCAGGGTGTTGAAAGCGGCATCATCCCCGCCAGCGATTGCCTTCTGGATATCCTGCTTTAATGTGTCCAGTGTTTTTTCTACCATTATAACACACTCCTTTTTAATTGATTTGGTCGTATGCCATAACGTTGCCACTTTATAGCAGGTTAGTCTATCACTCCTGGGGGCACTTGAGCCCCACGGTTAGTTTAGGTAATTGTCGGATATCCTGTGTAGTTTCAATCCGATGTGATTAGCTAGTGCCTTAAATGCTGTCTTATAAGGTTCCCCACCAGCCTTGACGGTCTGTCTTACTTTGGTATTTAGCTCCATACATTCTTTGCAACCTGGGTTGATACCCTCACAGTTTGGCATTACACACTCCTGTTTTTATTTGGAGTTTAAGCACTCCCAGGAGTGATAGACCTTTATTCTATTGTTGTTCGAGTACGGTTCTTATTCCCTGCCATACACTCTCCGTGCTCCTCGGCAGATGCCTCACTCTGTTTGTGTCCAGCTTATAGCTGGTTGTTTGTGTTCATGTGCGACCTTGCAATTAAGTACTTCTAGCGCCACAACATTTATTTATAATGCCTTGCTAATAGCTTGTCTAGTTCTGCCTGTGTTGACGGTACGAAAGTGTTGATGTCGTGTGCCTTGAGTAAGTGAGTCCGTCTATGTGCCAGGGCTGTTGATTTGCCACAATGTCTACAAGTTACTCGTTGCATAAGTCCCTCACTTTGTGGCGCTAGAGGTACTTAATTGTTAAGGTGCTATCTACTTTGATTATACTTTAGTATAGCACAGGTTCAGCTATTTGTCAAGCCCTTTAGTTGACATAATCCTGCTATTTTTTGCGTTTGTGTGGACTTTACATAATGTACCTGATGATGGCGGGTTGACATAACGGACTACTAGAACATATGTTCTGATGGCACGGAGTAGAACATCCGTGCTAGTGCGGGTGCTACTTGACATAAAGTTTTCAGGGTTAGTTGACATAATCCCAGCCAGTCATCTACCGTACTGGTGTACAGCATGTGGGGGTACGGGTACACTCCCTTTCAGATAGATATAATGTTTCCTATCCTCAGTCTGAAAAGTTAGGATTTTACAGTTTTCCCAAATACCTTACCCATGGTTACCGGCATGACTTTCCAACCAAGGTCGGTAGAGTCATCCTTCACTGGCCTTTCCACCACTGTGTTGTTTAGGTGTACGAATGGTAGGTCTAACCTAAAATATAGACGGTGACGGTGATGGGTTCGGTATATAGATATTTCCCATTTATTGAATAGCCACCTGAAGTACACGAAGGCTGCCATCTCCGGCATGTATTCGTGGATTTCCAATACTGTTATCATATTGGCCTCCTTTATTTAATATCTATTCCCCACTGAACATACCCACCAGTGTCAATTTTGAGGTAGTAAGTCCCAGCTGGTAGGTATGAATAGGTCTGGCCTGTAGTAGTATCCTCACCAATCTGGAATCCATAACCACCAACTTCCTTCCGGCTCTCTGGGTCGTGGATATAGACAGTAAAGGTAGTCCTAGCCTTTATTGGTATGTGAGTGGACCACTTAATAAGCCATGGTGTGTGGCTGACAGTGAATGTACTGGTTTGGCTATTACCTTGACCAGTAAACTTACCACTTACTACCAACTGTTGTGGTAGGTAGGACTCCAGGACCTCAACACGCTTGGTCAGGTCCAGCACCTGTGTCGTTAGTCCATCACTTGCTCCTGTGAATAACAGCAGTGCTATGGTAGCCAGTATAGCTAGTAGGTACTTCATGTTGCCTCCATCTTATTTAGTTCTTCCTCCATCTCCTCCACACTATAGTCGGCTGATTTAGCCATCTTGATAGCTTGCTGGTAATTGGATGGATACCATCTAATCTCCTTGCAATGTATGCAGCGGAAATAACCGACAATATGCACGAATTGGCTCAGACCCTTCCAATAGTGGGCACCGGTGCCACTGCTTACCTGTAGCGATATGGCAGGATTGATAGGAGCATCGGGGCACTTCCACACATCTGATTCCAGGTAGCTGCTATGTTCTAACCAAATTTTGTGGACCATGACTTAGGCACACCTCCCAACTTAGACACATCCAGCATTATATCAATCATCTGCTTTTCCAACCTGTTCTCCACCAGCACTCGGTCCGGGTAACTGGCTACTATCTTGTGCTTCCTTTGTTCCAAAGCATGGAACTTCCTCACTAACAGGAACCGTCTCCTCCTATCCGTCTCAGATAGTTTGGACCTCCTACCCCTCTTGGGTGCTGAGTAAGGATTCCGCTTCAAGTAGTCCAATCCTTGGTCTACAAAACATTGGGGATGGTACTTAAAGTAACTGTTCCAGGTGCGCTTGGTTTCGTCGCCCTTGTTCCAGAAAACCACTGATACCATGGGCTGGCCTTTCTCTATGTGGTCCGGACACCAACGGCATTTGGCCCTCCGGGAGCACCAGCGCATTACCACATTCACTTGCTGGTAGCCTCATAGAATGGACATTTGCTGGTTGAGTGACACCTTAGGGTGGCCTTCCTGCCTTTGAGACATTTGGGTTTGAATAGTGGGTGACCAGTGGTAGTATAATGTACGCACATTTCAATCTTCTCCATTTAGTGTCCTGTCACCTGATAACATTTGAGGTGGTAATACCTATAAACACCTTGTCCACTACCACTGGCTATCCGTAGCTTTTCCCTCTTGGTATCATGGCGTTGGATAGGTTTACTACAGTAATGGCATCGGACTGCCTTTAGTTTAGGCATTATACCTCCATAGCATAGCGTTGTTCCTCTATGTGCTTCCGTTTGATTAGCTCCCAGTTCTGTCCTTTAACTAGATAGATAGGGAATATTACCCCACACAGGCACTCAAACATATGCTTGCCATATGCCGGATAATGCACGGCACAGTCTAGTACCTCGGATAGCTTGGAACCTAGCTCATCCACTTCTATCTGTTGGTCAGCACCTTGCGTGAAGTATCCCCAGCCGGTGGTCATTTACCTCTCCTTAATAAGTGGCTCAAGTAATCTATACATGTCCAAACCACGTTCAGCATCATATCGAACAAAAGAAAGCCCGTAGTCAGTTCTTATGGATTCCCTGTGAAGCCTTGGATTTAATAGGTAATATGGGACACCATCTATCCAACCATCAGGCTCGTCTGGATTATATCTCTCACTAGTAGTTCTTGTGCTTAGTAATTCCATTCACTCACCCCCTATTAGTGGCTCAAGAACACAATCCCCTTCACCATCCAAATAATCGCTCCCAAAATGTTGGTTCATAGAATATTTTAAGAGTAAACCATACATCTCTAAATAACCACTTCGCCGTCTGGTCTGGATGCCAACTTCTCCACTCCTCTATACTGCAATCAATCAGCCCTAATTGTCTTAGACTAAAACCCTTCTTTAGTCTGGGTATGGTGTGTTTGAAAAGTAACTCCAAAGAATCTTCACCATCATAGTAGTTTATGTTTTTAGTATGGCAATACTTATTAAATAACTTATTTTGCTTTTCGGTAGGTGGGCCATCTTCTTCATAACCAGCATCCTGAAATGGTCTATAAGGTTCTTCAATACCATACTTGCATCCACCTACACCCCTTGGATTCCATTGCCCATCAGTGAGCATATTTTTAACAAAGTCTCCATTCTCACCTTCAAACATACTTCTCCAATACCTTTTGCTACGACTACTTATCATCTACCCTCCTACTAGCCCCAAGATAGCAAAAATTATTATCATTAGTATGGGGATACCAAAGCCAACTAAACATAAGAATAACCACACATCACACATATCGTATTCAAACGGCCAGCCCAGTTTTCCTCTATAGTCCATCTACTTATCTCCCACCAATGGCTCAAAGATATTATCGCCTATTGGCTACTCCCTCTTCCATTGGCTATCATAACTATCGTAATATTTCTCACCATACCAATCATTAACTTCGTTCTGTATAACTCTAAATAAAGCGAGGACAGGATCTTCCTTATTTAGTACTGCTAAATTCCACCTAACCACAAGCTCAAAAAGTTTTGATGGGCTTATTATATGGTGGTTATTCTCAAGAGGCTTTTCCCACCTATCAGAAATCTCAGGTAATATTTTCCTTAAGAGTATATCTATATCTATGGGGGGTACAAAGCCACCTATAAAAAGATGTGAGCGGTTTGTCCCTGTCCAATGCCAAGCTTCTGCCTCATTCTCAACGTGTTCCCACTTTGACCTTCTAAACCCACAATCCTCATAGAATTTTATAAGTTCTAAGTCTGTTGGTTGTTCAAGTGTCTTTTTCATTTCTCCCCCCTTATCTATCAATCGCCCAACTGCTTTAAAGCCATAACCATTGCACTTGTAGCAGCGATTACTAAAGCACCTGTCAAAGTGTCTATCAGTTCTGCCATCGCCCCCACACTCAGAACAATCTACCTTCAGTACACAGCCTTGAGAGTGGAGATACTTCGTTAGGAATTCCTCCGCCTCAATGAAGTTGAGACCCCTCCATCCCTTATCAGAAACAATCTTCCGCATCCCCTCCCGTATCTCTACCTGCTTAACAGTCGCTTTCTTGTTCCATGGAGCATTATTACAATTGGTTTTATGTATATCCCTTATTGACTCTATGAAGGATTCACTTTCAAACTCCTCTCCGCAATAAGGACATTTATACTTTTCCTGCTTACTCACCTCGACCTCCTTTACTTAAATAAGGCTGTTATCTTAACCTTTTTTATAGACTCTTCCACATCCAGCTTCTTAATGCTTTCCATTCCAAGTATGATGCGGTCACAGGCTGCATGGACATTTTGTTTGAGTATGGATATCTTTTCCTCTTCTGTCATGGTTATCTTTCTCATTTCTCACCCTCCTATATTGCTTCTTACTATAATTATAACACAGGGTAGCATCTTTGTCAATAGGCCGGTATATACTTTTATAACTATTATATAGTATTATATTTATATAACTATACTATTGACAGTATTATGTCAACTGTGCTATAATGTAGGTAGGAGATTAGCTTATGACTGAGCTTACAACCACTGAAGGCATAGCACAATCATTACTCCCTTACTATACTGAGGGCGGTAAAAAGGCCAGCTATCTAAGTTATATTATGGCTGGTTTTTCCATAATGGAGTCCATCAAACTGGCTGGTATCCATGTCAAGACCCGGACTAGGTGGAAAGAGGACGACCCAATGTTTGTGGAGTTGGAAGGCAAAGCCTCCACGGAGCTGAGGCGACAACTGGCCGACCAATTAATTGACATTGAGTTTACCCGCAACTTTCGTCTAGTAATGGCCAAAGACTTTAAGGTGCTGTTTAAGGATGCTGCCGGTGAGGAAGCGTTGACTGAAACTGAACAAGCCTACCTTATGCAGATAAGGAAGTTTTATACTCCACAACAATTCCTCATGCTCAGGCAGCTTATCAGTGGCAACTTGGAAACTAAAGACCAAGGGTTTGACTTCACCAGAACACTGTTGGAGATAAAGGTAACCAAAGAAACTGTTACTGGAGGTAAGTAATGGAAGGATTGCAAGTAGCAGGCATAGGCATTGCCCTTGCCGTACAATTCGGTTTACTATGGTACCGCATCGGTAAGGTAGAGGGCAGGATAAATGGTAAAGTAAATGGTAGCTACTTCAAATGTCCATTTTATAAAGGCGGTCATAAGGAAGGATAATGGCCAAAGGTGTCCGTGCTACAAGGAAACAGGCAGCAGCCGGTAGACGCAATGTCCTCAAGGCTCAGGTCAGTAGGATTGGTCTGAGGGGTACCAGACCACAGCCAAGAAAGCCTAGAGGAGTATGAGGAATAATGGCTGTCCAGCTAGAGGATAAATTCAAGGAACTGATTGGCAATAAGCGGAAGTTTATTGAAACCTTAATGGTGGTAGAAAATAAGCAACGGCAGGTAGTCCCATTCAAGTATAATCCTATCCAGGCCGATGCTGATGCCACTCAGACTGGGATGGATATCTGGGTAAAGCCTAGCTCTGTAGGATTTAGCACTGAAAGGATTAACAACCGCCTCATAGACACATTGACCAATCCAGGCACTAACACTGTGCTGGTGGCCTATGAGGATTTCATCACCCAACGATTATTGTCCAAGGTTACATTCTCCTATAATCACCTAAGCAGTTTGAATATTCCTGGCTTCCCTGTCATCCACCACGACAGCGACTTCCAAAAGACTTTCCGGTTCTACCTCAAAGGTAAGATGATTGGGACTAGCTCCATCTATATAGCCAGTGCTAGGAGCAAGACGGCAGGTAGAGCTGAGGTTATTCATCACCTATTGCTGGACGAACATGCCTTTTACGTCCCAGAAGCCACAGAGAGGATAATAGCACCGGCAATGGCCAGGCGTCCTCCTGAAGGTACGGTGGACACTTTCTCCACTCCTAATGGTGAAGAAAATGACTTCCACAACTGGTACATTGAGGCCAAGCAAGGAACATCACTATTCACTCCTCATTTTTATCCTTGGTTCGTGCATCCAGAATATACCATAGACATAACCGATGTCAGGGTTAAGGACCTACCAGGTACGGACAGGTCTGAGTTCTCCTTGGGTAGTGAAGAAGAAACATTGGTATTTAACCGTGGTTTGACCTTTGACCAGATTAGATGGAGACGCTGGATGAATAAGGTTATGGACAGCCTTAGGAGAAAAGGCGAGACCAGAACCCTATTCAAGCAGGAATTCCCTGAGGATGATGTTAGCTGTTTCCTGGTTACTGGTGATATGTACTTTGACCTACCAGCCATGGATAGAATCAGTAATACTTGTTATCCGGCAAAGGATAGTAGGGATAATCTACATATTTGGTATCAGCCAGAGAAGGGTAGGAAATACTTTGTATCCATTGACCCTGGCCAGGCAAAGATTACTCAATCAGCCATTACTGTGCTGACCTTCATGCAGGATGAGCTAGGTAATTACAAACCTCGGTATTGTGCTAGGGATGCCGGTCTTTACACTCCGGAGGTTACAGCTAGAAAGGCAATAGCAGCCAGTGATTATTATAACCGTGCCGAGATTGGTTGGGAAGCCAACAGCCATGGGCTGGCTATTACGGAGCTGTTGAAGAACCGTCGCCCTATCTATATGAGAAAGGATATAGTCAGTGGCAAGGAATCCATAGAACCTGGCTGGCTAACCACTCCCAAGACCAAGGACTATATGCTCCAAACTGCCAACAAGTACCTGTATGACTTGGAGTGTCACGATATTGAATTTGTCCGGCAATGCCGCAACCACAGACTGATAGGAGATAAGGTGGAGGTAGTCGGTCCTAACGATATATTCATGTCCTTTGCTATTGGGCTGGTTTGTATGGACCCGAAGCCGGTTAAGAGAGGATTTGTCGGCCGTACTGGCTGGCGTTGGTAATATGAGTAGTTTTACATCCGAACTATTAGTCAGTCCGATGCCGGATGGTAGAAGGTGGCGGATAGGTAGGCCATTCACCTACCGCATTGGTTCGGAGCATAGTAGGACAAAGATTAGGGTACATGAAGGATTTATCACTGACTTTGCCTCAGTACCTAGATTCCTATGGTGGTTAATCTCACCATGGGGCAAGTATGGCAAGGCAACTATAATCCATGATTGCATTTACCAGCACCACCATATATATGACAGGAAACAAGCAGATGATATATTTCTGGAAGCCATGACCGTACTGAAGGTTAAGAACTGGAAAAAATACATCATGTACCTGGCAGTTCGGTTATTTGGCCTGCCAGCATGGAGGTAAACAATGCCATTACATGCTAGGGATTTAATAACCCAAGCCGGTAAACTTAAAGGCAACTGGTCAGTCCGTGACCGCAAAATAAGGGACTGGTATGAAATCATCTATCAGAAGGATAAACTAAAACAGGACGGTATGGAGTCAGTAGTATCCAATGACCCTAGGACTGGCTACAACCTTGGCAAACACCTACTGACTTCCAGCATTGTGTCCCACAAGATAAGTAATGATGGCCTACTGCCGGAGGAAATAACAGCCACCAGCTATCTGGAGAGCTACACCAAGAAGCGTTGGGTAGCTGAGGAGAAGCGCCACAGAAGGATAGGCAAGCAGGGCTTTGCCTCCAAACTGATTGGTTTCATGTTGGCCACTGGCTGGTACTCCATGTTCAGTATGGTGGATAAGGACAGAGTATGGACCGAGATATGGAATCCCATAGATGTCTATCCTGAATTTGGTAGTGAAGGTTTGATAGAGGTAGTCAGGATATATACTATGAATCCTATCCAGGCCAACCGCAAAGTCAGGTTGATGGGATGGGATGTCAAGCAACCATTCACCCATAATGTACCTCTATATAACTATTGGGGTTATGACAATGATGGTGATGCTGTCAATGCCATTGTCCTCAATACCGAGTATGTTAAGGAGCCGGAGAAGGATGTAGCCGTCAATAGGTTAATACAGAAGCTAGGAGAACCTATGCTACCTGTATTTATATCACCAGTAGGCGGTCTACCAGATGAAGGTTCCATCATGAAAAACAAATGGTGGCAGCAAAACTTTGGTGAAGCCATAGTAGCCACCAACGAACAGATGGATAATACCTATAACAAGATGCTGAGTTTCATCCAGCAAACAGCCCGTACTGCCGCACAGCCCAGATGGTTTGAGCGTAGTAGTGGTGATGACCAGATACTTACCGAGGAGAAGATGGCTCAGTGGGGACCGATATTCCAGCTAGGTCCCAACGATGAGGTAGGTGTCATGGATTCACCTCAGATACCGGTAGAGCTAAGGACTATCATGTTTGAGTATTCCAACATGAGGCAACGTGGCTTATTCCCAGCCGTACTGCATGGTAACCTCCAACAGCAACTTAGTTTCCTGGCCATGGCCAATGTAGCTTCCTCAGCCCTTCAGGTATTAACTCCCTACAAGGACGGCTACGAAGGATTGCTGTCCGATTTGGATAACTACCACTTCCGCATGATAGAGGCTAATGGTTTCCGACCACACAACTTCATCATGCCGGAGAACCTGCCAGAGGAGTTTGAATTTGATGTGGAATCTGAAATCCAGATACCGGGTCATTTGGTCCAACGGGCTACTATTGCTAGGATGTTGAATCCCAATTTCAGGTTGCCTAGTCGCTGGATAACTGATAGGATGTTTCCAGAAATTGCTGACCCGATTAAATCAGATGCTGAGGTTAGGACAGAAGATGCCATGATGCACCCTGATGCTATTAAGGCTGACCAGATAATAGCCTATAAGGAACATGCAAGGGTATTGGAAGCCGCCAATGATGTAGAGGGTGCCAGGATTTGGAACAAGGTAGCAGCCTCTATTGAAGCCCAAATAGGGTTGCCAGTACAGGGTAGACAAGCACTACCAGCTGCTCCTGCTATTCCTCCAGAAGTACAGCCTACTGGTGCTACCGAACCTACTACAGGGCTGGGAGAGTTATAAAATGCCTAATGGTAAAGAGTTTGTTTCGCCTACACAGGAATTGCAGGACGAGTTTAATGCCGAGCTGGCAAAGGCTAACCAGCGTATAGAACAGCAGTTCCTTGCTATGCCTGCCACCGAGAGGCTCAAGACCAATGTTGACTTCCTGAAACTCCGAGCCAGACATGACCTGGTGTCTAGGTTCCAACGTATAGCCGGTGCTGAGGAGCTACGACTATCGTTACAGGCAGGTACTATCCCAGAACCAGCCATGGCTCAGGCACAGGACTATCTACATTGGAAAGACCAAGAGGCTGTCCTTATCAGGGAGGAGTTGGTACTAGAACAATCCATTAGGAACAAGGACAGGTTTATGACCGAGATTGGTGCTCCTACTGTGCTGACCAAGCTGGCACAGTTCTTCTACAGCAAAATAGGTCAGGTTGCTGGTGTACCTGACTATAGGGCCTCAGGGCTGTACGAGAAGGCATTGGAGTTGTACAATGCGGATGTGGAACGTCTGAGGGAAATAGCCAAGGAAAAGTCCACTGTCATTACTTACCAATCGTTGTATGAAGGTTTAGCCAACTATATGATGAGTGGTAAAGTTACCAGCTATGAGGACTTATTTACCTTAACTAATGATGATGGTGAACCAATAACCCGCTTCACCGAGATAGGACAGGACGACCCTAACCTCCAACAGATATTCAATGAGGTATCCTCCGCCATATTGGGGCTGCCTCCAGAGACAGATATTAAAGGTAAGAACTATGCCGAGATAGTGGCCGAGTTGGCTAAGAAACCCAGGCCACTACCACCGGCTGGTTTGTCCAGGATTACCATTGAAGGTATACTGAAGGATTTAACTGCCTCTGCACCACCACCTCAACTGCCTAGTGGGCTGGCCACGGTAGAGGAAGCCTTTGCTGTACTGCAAGAGGCTGGTGTACCTGAGGAACTGATAGCAGAGTTAGAGGATGTAGAGGAATATACCAGACAACTGGAAGGTTATTGGGAGGCCATATCAGCCAATCAGGAAGCGGTTATTCAAGGACTGGAGGAAGCCAAGTTACCCGAGATGGGTATAGCTGCTATCCTGTTGCAAACCATATCCCAACCAGCCCTTACAGCCTTGGATGTATTCGGTCAACTGTACCACCAATGGATAGCACCATGGGGTGGATTCCTATTCCGACTTCGTGCTGAGGCATGGGAAGCATGGAAACCACAATACATGACCAAGTCAGAGAGGAGCTTCCTAGCCATTTACCGAGAAGCTAGGAATACCGAGGATTGGTGGCATGCCGGTGGACAAGCATTAGCTGAGGCCGAATTAGGCTTTGCTGACAGATTCATATTTGAATGGGTAGTAGACCCTATAACCTACCTTGGGTTGGGTGTTGGTAAGGCGATAATTGGAATTGCTGCAAAAGCCGGTGCTACTGGTAGAGTTATCAGACCTATTGGTGCAACCATCAATCTGTTTGATACGGCATGGTTGAAATCTTGGGACGTCCTGATATTTGACCGTATTAAGAATGTTGGTAAATTTATAGGCAAGACCCCAGTCCAAGCATCCAAGAGTTTTGCCAATGCCGACATGCAGGCTGTTAATAGGTTCCTCCATGCAGCCACTAATGGTAGGCTTTATAGGAACATACCGCTAGACCAGGCAAAGGAACTGTTACTCAAGGCTAGAGGTGCAGCAGTAAAGAACCCTGCTCTAAGAGGTCCGGCTGGTGATGCCGGTAGAGCTTTGCTGAGAACTAACCAAATGGATGAGGCCATGGTCAAAGGCCTTGGCAAGAGACTGGGTACAGAGCTGGAAGTCACTAAGGAAATGGTCCTCAATGTCTCGTCAGTGGTCAACGGTCAAATCCAGAGTATAGGTGGCCAGCTACTAACCAGGAAGGCTTCTGCTCCATTCCTGCTGAGAGTGCTGGGAGTGGCTGAGTCCAAGGCATCCTTGACCTTGGCCAGGAAGGAAATTAAACGCCTATTTAATGCTGGTATTTCCAACTCCGACAACATTATGGCTGAGGCCAAGAATACTGCCGACCTGTTGGCTCAGGTATTCAAACACAGTCAGAATGTTTATATGGATGAAGTAACCTCAGTGGCAGCCCATAACCTCAGTATGTCCGGTAGGATAGCAGCCACTTGGTCCAGAATAGAATGGACTACTATGAATGTGTGGAGGAATACCATAGACCGTTGGGCAGTTACTCCACAAGCCCGCATGTATCTGGCCTTTAGTGCCTATGGACCAGGCAACATACTGGAAGGTTTTATTAAGCCACTACTAGCTAGGCAGATACCGTGGAACCCACTAAACCTATTAAAGAGTGGTAAGCCTACCTCAGTAATAAATCCTACAGCCAGAGTCCAGCGACTAACTTCTGGTTTATCCATCCCACCTGAGATATTTGAAGGTGTACCCAGAATTGAAATGGCTGGTGAAACTCCAGGTATGTTGGGCATCCAGCACATGAGTAAGAACCTGAGGCGTTGGCGTTCCATACTTAGTGCCGGTCCGGTAGGTAGGTTCTTTATTGACTGGCCTGGGAGGATTGGCCTCCACCAGCGTTCAGAGTATTACCGCAAAGCCTTTGTGTCCTTCCTAGGTGATGAGGAAGCCACTGCCGTAATGCGAGGACTGACCAAAACCATAGATGATACCGTCAAGACCGTACCTGATGAATGGCTGAGGTCCTTGAACCTGTCCACCTACGAGTTGAAGGAGGAGTTGCTGGAGAGAGCTATTACTGGTCCAGCCACTACCCGTAGCTTGCTGGATGATATAGTATCTGATAGGCTGGCCACACAGAAGGGTATTACCAAGGATGTAGCTATGGCTGACAGGGTGGCTGGTGGCCGAGTCACCGAATCGTTGGGTAAGTATCCATTGGTAGATGAACCGTTTGGCGATACCCTGTTACAGGCTGCCAGTGATGGTAGCTTATGGGCTAAGGCTGGCAAAGGTATAGACGATGCCATAGAGTCCATCAAGGCTACCAAGTATGATTCTATCACTCATAGTCCTGAATTCTACCGTACTCGGATGAAGGAGAGGGTGGATGAAATACTGGGTATGGAGGCCCGTACTAAAGAGGAATTCACCGGCATGATGCAGGAGCTACAGGAGCTTCAGAAGTTTTATGGTGAATCCACTGATGATGTCATCCGAGCTATGAATGAACTGGAAACCTTAATGCAGAAAAGGATGAAGTGGCAGGATTGGAACAACTGGAGAGGTAGCTATAGCAAGGGTGTGTATGACGGATTGGCTGGCTATGGTGATGATGCTCTGAAGCAGTTTGATAGGATGATGAAGAAGCTCCAGAAGGATATGGCCAGGCACTTTACCATACCTGAACAAGCCTCTGTTACCAAGCTATTCACTGCCTGGTCTGATGAACAACGATTCCTCACCAAGTGGTGGAAGAAACAGCGCCAGACCGAACTGGATATGATAGCCACCAAGCCTAAGGGTAGAGCAGAAACCTCTGAGTTCTGGCTGGGATTCAGAGCCATGCAGGATAAGGCCCATGCCCAGCGTAGGATGGACCAGGCCAAGTTTGTGTCCAGTTCTATCAAACAGGAGAACTCTACCTCCAAAGTGCTAGGAGTGTCTGGTCCTGAACCACCAGTAATAGATGCCTCTGGACGGCAGCTAACCAGGTTTGACCTAGCCAATATCTTTAATAGCAACCCTGCCCAGACACCATCCTCTGTGCTGAGGATAGAAACCATGACCATCAAGTCCAGAGCTGAATTCATCCTAGGTGTTAAAACCCAAGCTGACCGTATGGGACAGCAGGTAGGTAAAACTGGTGAGGCTCTGGGTTGGACTGATGATGCCATTGGTGAGGTCTACGACTACATACTTAGGGACATGAGGATGTCTCCAGCCACAGCCAGCGTCATGGAGCCACATCTGATGGAGTTAAAGGCACTACAGGACGAGCTGTGGAGCATTTATAGGACTAAGGCTGTACCGAAAGGAATGGCTGATGACTTCTCCAAATGGGTGGATGACCTGGCTACTGAGCTGGATGGTATTAAAGGTTATACCAGCAAGGGAGCTGTAACTCCTGAGTTTGCTGCCTCCAAACAACGTGCTGCCGATAAAGCCTCCAAGGAATACTTTAAGGACTGGGCTGACTACACCAATGAGAACGCCACTACAGCAGCCATGAGGACTGTCTATCCATTCTGGACCTACGAACTACATAGGTTGTTCTGGCTGCCTAGGTCCAGTATCCGCACACCGGGTGTGTTCAAGTCTTGGGGCACCTATCTCAACTATACTGAGGATGGTTATATCCACATACCTGGTACCAGCTTGGAGTTCAACCCGCTGCGTGGTACTGTATTCATGGGTGGATTACTCAGACTTATCAGGCGTGACTACCCAGAATACTACGACCAGTTCCCTGCTGTTTCCGAGTTCTTTGACTGGTATAGCCGATTTGGTTTCTACCCAGCCTTCTACCTCAACTACCTCAAAGTGTTTGGTGGAACCTCAGCCAAAGGCCAACCACAGTTTGGTGAGTTATTACCAGCCTGGTTTAAGACTCCACTCAACCTCTATATAGCAGCCTTCCCTGACTCAGCACCAGCCAAGGTCATGCTCAATACCATACTGCCAGAACCTTACCGCAACTACATGACCATATTGATAGCCAATGCCATTAGTCAGCGGGAAGAGAAACCATTTAATGGCATGGAGATATGGGACAAGTTGCAGGAGAATGAGGACCTGACTCCAGAAGAACAGGAAGTTTGGACCAGAGCCACTCAACAGCATGGTTGGATGGGAGCCATCATGGAGCAGGCTGGGGTATTGAGAATCCGTACAGAGGAGCAGTTAGCTGCTTGGGAAGCCTCCTCCAAACTGATAGAGGAAAAGACTGGCTACGGACCAGAAGAACAGTTATGGATTCGTCGGCACGGCTTCAGGATAGGTGACTATGCACAGTTGGACTCCTTAGACCAGGATGTTATAGCCCAGATGGATGCTGTCAAGTACCATAGTGGTATATTCAGCTCCATCATGCCTACAGCCTGGCAGGAGGAGGATAGACGTAGGAGGGAATTCTTCCGTGAAATCAGGGACTATGGTGATACTGTCCGTCTGGACCAGGAAGAACTGGACCGGCAAGTCCGTGATGGTGAACTCAATATGGGACAGTGGACCAGAAACCGCTCCGACATCAGGAGTAGATACACCAACTTCTTTGATGACCTGTCCGAGACTGACCGTTATAAGGATGTAGCACTAGAGTTGGAGGATATTGTCAGGGAGGATGGTACTATCCGTGAAGGACTTATCAGCCGTGCCGAGAAGCGTGAACAGCTACCTCCAGTCCAGCATCCGTCCGAGGAATTACTCAACTTCTATTATAGCATCCAGCTGGAGAAGAAGCTAGACCTAGCCAGTGGTAAACGGGTAGATGATTGGGATGGTTACTTCCTCAAAATAGATGCTATTATCAGTACCCTTGATGGTGTTGAAAGGGAGGACTTTATCCTAGTAATTACCAAAAACATGACTGACTTGGAGAAGCTCCGATGGAATGTCAGTAGGCGATACTTCAGAGGCTATAACCGCAGACAGGAAGCTGTATTAGGTACTCAGTTCAATGAGGAGGAACAGGCTGTTATCAGGCAATGGATATTTGGCACACCAGCAGAACGTGATATAGCCCAAGAGGTAGAACATACCAGTGGCAGGAAGCTCGTATCCTTCTACCAAAGCCAAGTTGCTACTATAGGTACTAACCTCCGTTCATTAAGCCCTGAGCTAGATGCCTGGCTCCAGTTCTTTGAGATAACCGACACCACCAAGACCGATGCAGCTGCTATCCTGTATGGCCAGTACCGGGATGAATGGGGTATACCCAGATAATAGTCATGCAGGTAAACTATACAGTGATAAATATAATACTATTTATAATATAATTAAGTATATGGTTGACAAGATAGCTCACATTATGTTAAACTATAGGTGATGAATAGTAAGTATTCAGAAGGAGGATACAATGTCGGAGGAGAAAACTCAAGCCGTTACCTTCAATGATGACAGCACGGTTACAACTGAGGTTGGTGGCAAGGCCATCAAGCTAGTCCCTCTAACGGACATGGTGAAGGTAAAGGATGGTGCTGAGGCAGCCGGTAAGGGTTTTGACAAAGAGAAGGATGCATGGGCTGGTAAGGAGACTAAGTTCAATACTGACCTTGCCGAAGCCAACCGGATTAAGGATGAAACCCACCAAGAGCTGTTAAAGGCCAGTGCTGCTACCGAGCAGATAGAGAAGGAACGTGGTGTACATGAAACCACAAAGAGCAGGGTTACTGAGTTGGAGACGGAGACTGGTTCTCAGAAAGAGAACATTGGTAAACTGGAAGCAGAGGTTACCAAGCGGATAACCCAGAACCTTATTGGTAATGGGGCTGCCGAAGAAGCGTTGAAGGACAAAACCCTTGAGCAACTCAGGAATCTTGATGAGGCCGCCAAAATCCTTGGTAATGGCAATAAGGTAAAGCAACCAGCCAACTACGACAAGGATGGTGGCGCAGGTGAGGGAAATGTTGCTGAGACCGCTGTGGAAAGAGCCACACGGATTCTTGAGGAGCATGATAACACCAAACATAGAATAGCAGCAAAATAACCTTAAAGGAGGTAACATACGATGGCTAGTTCAGGTGGACATTGGGCAACACTAGCCGAAGCCCAGAAATTAACTCAATCCACCAAAATACCTGGTGTGTTTGAGGAGGACATTAAGCGTAACAACCCGGTAGAGAGGATGCCGGTGGCCCAAGCGGCAGGCACTGGCCTCAAGATAGAGTGGCTAAGAGAGAGTTCTACCACAGAGGATGCTGTAGTGGAAGCTGATATTGGTGACCAGCTTAGTTGGGCTGAGGACATAACCTACACCGAGGTTGAGTCTACCCTCCGGTACATCGTCATCCAGCGTAAGTTGGACCGCTACGTCCAGAACATCTACGGCTCCTATAACGACTACCGGGTACAGGTACTGTTGGAGTCCGAGAAGGGTCTTATCCGCAAGGTTGGTGATCGTGTGATTTATGCGGATACCACCTACGGAGGTTTACCGACTCAGTTTGACGGATACCATGCCCTAGCTGCCGAGAGAGGTACTCCATGGGCCGGTAGCGGCACCACCTTGAGTAGGCTGAATATGGATATGGGAAATGGTGCCCTCAGCCTGCTGTACCTGCGGACCCAGATTGACCAAATGAGGTATGGTGTATCTGAGATTCTAATCCCGCCACAGTTAGGTATCCGGTTTGATGCAGCCTACCAGGAACGTGGTTTCACCTATGCCGTCAGTTCCAACGAGACCAACCACTTCATGATGCTAACCCAAAGCGTCAACGAAATAGGCAGGCCAATCCTATTCTTCATGGGGATACCGTTGGTTAGAACCGACTACCTGGTGCAGGAAGATGATGGAACCGGCACCGGTGCCACCAGTGATAAGAGGGATAAAGGAACCGACAACTACTCCTTATTCTGTGTCAAGTACGGCAATGTGATGGCCAGAGAAGCTGGAGTCACCTATGCCTTTGGTGGCACAGAAGGTACCGGTGACCTGTATGAATTGTGGACATGGGAACGCCTGGAGGGCTACAATGCCGGTGGTATGAGACTGGATAACTACGGCACTGTACTGCTCGGTTCTACCCTAAACCTTGGCCGTATTATAGATATATCCGATGCGGCAATAGTAGCCTAAACCATAATAAACCTTAAGGAGGTTAAAAGAAAATGGTCGTAATCAATCACGATATAAGGGCAAATAATGGTAAGTACATAGTAATGCCGCCACACAAATTGGGGCAATCCGGCTGGGGTAACCTGGCCATACCCAACACTACCAGTCCTGGTGGAGACACTGCCGCAGTCTATCCTGTCAATACCAAGTTCGTGGACTTTGACCGCAGCTTCATCTATGGCTATGTGAGTGGCGTAGACGAGTCTACGAAGGCTAACATAGGTCTGTTCAACTCAGGGAGACAGGAAGTCATTACGTGGGGTGCTACAGCAGGTGTGTTAGGAGATACCAAAGTTGGTATTTTAGCCAATACACTGGATGTTGAGACTACGGCTGCTGCCAATATCTTTGCTGGTGGTTATCTTATGCCAAGGACTAACCCTTACAGTGACTATCGTATCATTTCAAACACCAAGTATGATGAAGGGCGAGTCACAGGTGAGATGGATATAGTCATTGAGGATGGTCTTACGGCTGCGGTTACTGCTAGTCAAGCGTCCTGCTACCTGGACAAGAACCCCTTTCTCACGATGTGGCAGCATTGGGGTCACGCTGTTGAGTCTCAGTCTGTTGTCGGTGTTACCCTGATTATCGCAACAGCTTCCACCTACCAGTGGGTCCAGACCTTCGGGCCGGTACACATACCCAGTGACGAGGTTCTGGGTAGTGGTTCCTATATCCGAGATGGTTTCTTCGCTGGTGATGGCAGTATCCTGGGTGCAACCACCGCCATACTTCGCCAGTATGCTGGCCCTGCTATCAGTGGTGGCACTAATGCCAGTGCATTCCAGATGACATGGTTGGTCAAACTCCAGTTGGAGAGATAAGGAGGAATCATGGCAAAGCTAACAAAGAAAAGGATAGAAGAACTAGGTGCCATAGAGGCTATGGTTCTCTGTAACGAACTCGGCTTGCCTGAGGGTACTGGAGAGGAAATGAGGCAAGCTCTACTGGAACACCTTATGTCTGGTGGAAAGCCATCAGAGGACTAAACCAGCCGAGGGGAGTGGGCTAACTACCTGCTCCCCTCAGAGGTAATTATGCCGAACTATGAATATGAATGTGTAACTGGCCACAGGTTTGAGGAGTATCATAGGATGGATGACAGACATAATGTTTCCTGTCCTGTGTGTGGCCAGTCAGCTAAGGTGAGAGTTTCTCGTTCCAGCTTCCGGTTTGCTGAGCCTTTGATACTCCTCCAGGACCTTGGCAACTATCCAGATGGTTCTCATAAGGGCTATCAGGAGCTAGGCAGAAGGGCTGACAGTGGGATTTCTCCTAAGCCTGGACAACCTTACAAGACAGCCGAGCAGGTAGCACATGAGGAGGAGGATTCAAAAAATGCCGTTGCCTGTTGATTCAATCTCGCCAAGTACATCCATAGAAAAGGTCAGGCACCTAATAAGCCAGACCATCCAGCAACTTATTGACAAGGAAGGTAAAGACCCCAAAGCAGCTGCCGGTCAAGCCTTTGGAATGGCAGAGGATAAGTGGGGCAAAACAATACCAAAAACCAGATAATAGGAGGCAATAAATGTTACCAACTAAATGGTTACCTGCTTTGCTAGATGTAGATGTTGACCCTGATGCGACAGAGGAGGTGGATTTAGAGGGAAACTATGAATTCCTGACAGTGATTATTCCTACTCTTGGTCAGTCCTCCAAACTTGAGGCTCAGATAGCCATGGCAAGTGAAGGAACCTTTTACCCAGTGTGGCATTGGGATGCTGATGCCGCTGGGGATTTCCTCGGTCAGACCTCAAGTGTTACTACAACCCGTGCTATAACCTTCAATATAGGTGGTGCTCAATTTGTCAAGGTGGGTGTAGAGGGTACAAATATGTCAACTGATGTAACCTTCTATGTCAGAGGATTTAACAGAAGCTAGGAGGGAGTTATGCCAGATATAGTGTATGGGAAATCTGTTCAAAGTTATACCGCATGGGCAACAGAAACCGCTTACGAGCTTAATGGCTACCGTGTTCCTACAACAGACAATGGCCTCTGTTATAAGTGTACCACTGCTGGTACCTCGGGGGAGACTGAGCCTAACTGGATTGCCAAGGTAGGAGGGACCGTGGTAGATGGAAGTGCTGTCTGGACTTGTGAGGAAAAGGCAGCAGCACCTAATCCTCTGAGTGTTCGTTTATCTGTTGAGGGTCAGGGTGGAGCACCTTCCAAGGATGTCTGGCTAAAGAGTGATGGCAATGTTACCTTCCTAGTAGAGGTAAGTTATACTGGTGGGGATGGTACTTGGAGAAAGCTGGCCAGTGTGAATGTAAATAACACGGAAAAGTTCCAGCAATACTCCACTCCCTATCCTCATATGAAGGTCAGTACCGAAACATCAGCCAGTAATGAGATTGAGGTTGTGGCGGGAGAATAATGGCCAGGTCACTGTCTGGTACACTAACTACAGCCCAGAAAGGCACTGGCAGAGTACCCTATATCCGCATATTTATTAACTCCGTGGACTATACCGGCCGCCTCCTATTTATTGAGCATATTGAGGAAGCCTACCGTGATAGAGCCATCATAGTGTTGAGGAATAATGATAGAGCTTTGGACCCTGGTACTGTTGACCTCAGAGGCTATGAGTTTGAGGTAGGTTATGGCTTCACCACTGGTGCTGGTAATGAGTATGTAGGTGATGGCACTAATGAACCAGGACCAGCAGCCCTCTTTGTCAAGAACCAGCAAACAATATCTGCTGAGGGTCAGGTAGTCTGCCAGCTATACTGTGAGGGGATGTGGATGTATGCCAGAGAGCAGCGGATTAGAGCCTACGGGTCGGCACCCTACTTTGTGGGTGCCTATGATGGAACCACGGATACTGTATATGATATTATTGAGGACATTATAGAAGGTGCATTGGGTTGGACACTAGACCCTAAACCAAGCCCTGATGATGGTATATTGGATACATTCAAACCAGTATTTGACATTAACCAGATACCTTATGAAAGTGCAGCCTCCTTGCTATACAGGCTGATTACTATGACCAAGTGTTATTTCCGGCTGAGAGCTAATAATGTTTGGACAATAGTATATCCACAAACTAGCGATAGTGTGAACCAAACCTTCTACTCCGACCAAGAACATTACTTCCTAGAGTACATGGAAAAATATAATGAGGTGGTGCCTAACCGGATAGTGGTCTATGCTAACAACCCAGAATTGTTGGACCCTTGGCCTGAACCTGTAATGACTGGTGATACAGGTGCTTACAGTGGCAATTATACCGAGGTACTACAGCCATACGTGGTGGCTAGTATTACCGTGCAGGCTGATGCCAGTAACCGTGCTGCTGCTATCAAGACCAGGTTAGATTCTGAGTCCTTGGCCGGTAGACTGATTGTACCGCATGATTGTGGTATGGAGCTATACGACAAGGTTTCTGTAGTGGATACTAGGGGAGGGTAATGTCAACTTTATACGAAAGTTATAATTCAGGTGAGGACGCTAGGTTTGCTTTCTACCAGACACTTAGCTGGAACGCACAGACCTTTACTCCTTCTATTGACCATATTGTAACCAGTGTCAAGTTGAGGCTATCTAGGGATACTAATGCTGTTGGAACCATAACAGTAAACATCCAGGCAGTTGATGGTAGTAGCCATCCAGACAATACAAACCTAGCTTCAGGTACATTGGCTGTGTCGTCCATTACGGATAATGTTGCTGGTGCTTGGTACGAGATAACATTCAGCACAGGAGCCTTAGTCAAAGCCAGCACCATGTATGCCATAGTAACTAAGAACTCCAATAATGATAATACCAAACCTACATACTGGCACTTTGATACCTCTAGTGCCTCGTATAATGATGGTATAAGGGAACTTACCAGTGACCAAGGCTCTACTTGGGCTTCCCAGTCCGGTGATGATTTTATGTTTGAGGAGTGGGGAGACCCTGAAGGACAAGGTGAAGGAGGAAGTATTTCTCCTATTGATGCCATTACCAGAGTCACCAACCTAGTTCACAGATATAATAGGGCTATAGGAGAATACATCCTAGAAGCAAGCCTTGGTGAAGTTACCTCAGACTTTTCCATCCCTAGAGTTGATATGACCACGGTGCCTAGCTCAGTCCAGAGGCAGGAAGAGAGGGTTGCAGAGACATTGGTACAGGCGGCCCAGGATTCGGGATTTGTTAAACCTCAACCCAAACCACGACCTAGCATATCTCCTGTTGAGCCAACTAGTGTTACTCCCAGCCTAACAGAGCCAAGGTTAACAATGGGAGCAGCCACAGTTCCTAAAAGAGCTGGTGAATTACAGCGTGCCAGGTTAACTGACTATGCCAAGGATGTTTTGAAAACTGCCGGTACATTCTTTGACATACAGGCAATAACAAGGGCTGATGAACCAGCCGCACCTACAGCCAGGACATTGCGGGTAGCTGAGGAAAGGGAACAAGAATTTCAGCGCCTGGAAACACAGGTAGCTGCCGGTAGTGTGGTGACAACGGAGAGGACCAGAAGGATTATAAGAGAAAGTCCGGAAGCCCAATTGAGGTTAAGAGAGGCGGAGAAAAGTAGGCTTAGCTTCTGGGATTTATTTGGAGCTGGATGATGGATGTAGACGTAGTTTTTGGTGATACTTCGGTATTAAACAAAATAGCCAGGTTGGCCTATAGCTTTGGTCATGTAGCCAGAGCTTTAGGACGTGTAGAGAACCTGCCTGAGGATAGTCCTGATTTGAAGAGCTATCTGGCCTATGCCAAACCATCCTTTGCCCTAATGATTAAGCTGTGGAGGGAACTGGCCGACCAGTTAGGTTATGACTGGGATGAAATCATAGACCTTGGTGATGAGAGAATGGCAGAGTTAATCAGGGATTATAAGTCTAGGACCGGAGTCAAATGACTAGAATACCAGAATTTGTAGAGGAACTGCAAGGCAGACCAGCCAGTAGGGAGGCTGTGGATACAAGCACCGGCCAGTCCGTGGGTACTACCATTACCTACATAACTGCTGCCAAACTGGAACAAATAGTTATATGTTATGAGGAAACAGTGGTTTGCCATAATGGTGAGCTGGTACTAAAGTAGGAGGTTAATATGTCCGAGCTGAATGAAAATGCAATAACTAGAGTAGCCACTGTAACTGGTATAGATGCAAAGGTTGTAGCAGTTACCTCCCTTTATACTGTACCTACTAGTAAGACCTTTATCCCTGACCACATAGTAATCAGGGTTACATCCTTTACTTCTGGTGGTAAGGGTGTTGAGGCTATAGCCAGTTTTGGTGGTAACTCTGCCACTTATGATGACTTCCTGAATACTGTTACCTATACCATAGCTGCTTCAGGAGTGTTCACTACTGACAGGGTTACTGATGGCACATTTGTAGTAGTTCAGGCAGCAGGTGATGTATTCTCAATATCTATAGAAACAGGGAGTAACGCTACTACCGAGACTTGGGCAGTAGAGGTCTATGGATACTTAATATAGGAGTGATATGGCTAAGAGATTATTACCTGGAGTTGAATATCCGAAAGTTAACCAGGATGGTGGACTACAGATAACTGAGGATATTGTTGTTCAGGACTACATCAAATACTTTGGGGATAGGACACTACTTACTGGTGGTGCTATTACCGATAATGGCGATGGTACTATTGCTGTAGCCAGTGGTACTGCATGGGCTAAGGTCACTGACTCTGATATTGCCATTGGTAAGTTCTTTGATTTTTCTGCTAATAACAGTGTCTCCCTGACTGACCTCACTACCAATTACATCTATCTGGATTATAATGATGGAACTCCCCAGATGGTAGTTGCTACCAGTCTTTTAACACATGGATTCAAGCAAGACCACATTCTTGTAGGTACAGCCTTTCGAGATGACACTATCTCTCACTTTCACCATGTAGACACGGTGGGGATAGGACGAATGGGCAGAGTGGACATGCACCATAGGGAAGAGGAGGCTGTTCACCGTGTTGAAGGTATGGTCACTTCCTCTGTAGGAACTCGTAACCTTAATATAACTGCGGGTGTGCTTTATGAGGGGATTAGTAGGCATGACACATCTCCATTCACTACTCCCAACTCTGGAACTGCTGATGGTACTGGAACAAATAAGTTAATTGATAGCGGTGCCAGCTTCGTCCTTACAGATGTTGGTAAAACAGTCCATAACACCACAGATGATACCTATGCAGAAGTGACTGCTCGTGATAGTGGTACTCAACTTACCCTTAGTGCCAATATATTCATAAGTGGTGAGAGTTATGACCTAGACTCATTCACCTACTGGTACACAACTGATAGTGGTTCTACCTGGACTGAGGTCAGGGGTACTACCGCTATCAGCAATACTCAGTACAATAACATTACTGTTGGGCTGGCAAACCTGACCGCTAACAGGTATGGTGTACACTGGGTTTATATGGAGGCTGATGGGGAGCACTTTCACGTCCTCTACGGGCAGGGAAACTACAAGGTAAATGAGTCCGAGGAGGCAACCCCTCCTAGTATAAGTCCTAACATAGTCACTCAGTATTGTGCCCTTATTGCAAAGATTATTGTGCAGAAGGACACTGACACTCTTATCATTATGTACCCTTGGACTACAGTGTTTACATCTAGCTTTGCTACTGACCACAACTCACTGGCGAATCTAACTACCGGGGATGTTCATACTCAGTATGTCAAACATGCCCTAGCCACAGCAGCCAATGACTTTCTAGTTGCCTCTGGTTCTGGTACTTATGTCAAGAAAACATTGGCAGAGACACTGGCCCTTATATCACCCCTTACTACTCGTGGCGATATAATGTTCATGAACGCCACAGTAAATACTAGGTTGGCCAAGGGTAATGATAATACAATACTGGCTATGGGTACTGATGACCCTGAGTGGAAAACACCAGCTACTATCCTTGCTGACTTAAGTGGGCAGGCTGGTGCTGCCTTCGCATGGAACAGCCAGAACCTTACATCAGTAGGAACTCTCAATGCTCATACTATCCCAGGCGGAACAGATACTTTTGCTATGCTGGCTGCCACACAGGAGCTAGACAATAAGACGCTAGATAGTTCCGTAGCTAAGGGAACATGGACTGCATCAGGTACTTGGACTGTACCTGCTATGAGGTTTAGTGCTAACATAGATGCCAACCTTTTTCAAATTACAAACTCGGGCAGGATAGGCATTGGAGTAGTAGCCCCAGCAGTAGCCCTTGATGTTCTTGGGACAGGGTTTAATAGTAGCAGCCAATATTTTACAAGGCAATCCGATAATTCCTCTGCCCCTGCACTTCTTTTAAGGAAATCCAGAGGGGCAGATACAGCAGTCGAGGATGAGGATTACTGTGGCAGCTATGCTGGTTACTTCCTAAATGATGGCACACCTAAAACTTGGGAACACGCTGCTCTTATAGATGTTATAATTGAAGATGCGTCAGATGGCGCTGAAACTGGGCGAATGGAAATACGGATTCGTGATGCAGGAGCAACCAATGTAGCCTTTAAGTTTATGAGTGACGGTGAATTCTGGGCAGATACTAACGTACTAGTTGATGAGTTTGTTCAGGTAACTGAAATGACTGCACCAGGAGCAGGAGCAGCTAATACTGCTAGGATGTATGCAGATGTTAATGGTGTTCTGACCACTGCAAATATGGTTTTCCAAGATGGTACAGTTGATACATTTGCTACTGAGGCAACTCCACTGGATAGCCCCATCCTTGTACAGCCCTCTGGAACAGTGGTAATTAGAAAGATGGTAAAACCTCATCCTGGACTCATTCAATTTGTAGAGGAGTTTCCTGATGGTAAACAGTTCGTGATGAGGTCTTTTGAATATCATGACGCTGCCAAGATAGCAGCCAACGCAGGTTGTGATAGTCCCTTACCCGCTGGGTGGGAAGTTACTACCCTACAACAAAGAGTGGACAAACAGTTAGATATCCTTGATACTAGGATTGGCAAACTCCTTAAAAGTAAGGCAGGAGTTGAGAAGCAACTAGCACAAACAACCGAGGACGAGGGAAAACTACTAAGTGAAAAACAAGTTATCCAGATTGGTGAAGAGATAGCCGAGCTAGAAAATAAGAAGCAACTTGAGTTAAGGAGGCTCAGTAATGGAACTTGATATTAAGGAACAGGAAGCAAAGCTAAAGGCAGATGCTCAGAAGATTGGACAGGAGCTGGCTCAGGTACGGAGTGGCATAAACCAACTAGAGCAGAGGCAGCAGCTTTTGATAAATGAGGCTCTGAAGAACCAAGGAGCACTGGACTTGCTGAAGAGCCTGGATGGCAAGAAGGAGATAATAGAAGGAGGTTAACATGCCACACAAACATAAAGGAAGCAAGGCAAAGAAAGGTAAGAGGAGGTAAACCATGGGACTTACGATGCCTGAATTTAGGGCTGTGTTAGCCACTGACCTCAAAGTGACAGTGGATACGGAAATGACCCAGGCAGAATTGAACCGGTCTGTCCAGCGGGCTGTAGATGACCTTAGCCGGTTCCTACCATTGGAGAAGGTGTTTGAGGAAACTCTCAGCTTCACCGTAACGGATGAATCCATCACTACTCCTGCTGCTGCCTCAGCCACTTACGTGGTTAATGCTAAGACCTTGAATGGTGAGAGTGATGGTTCCACTTTAACCATAGCCAACACCAGGGTTAATCCACCAAGAAGATTGACAGTTACCTTAACTGATGCCAACTATTCAGTAACCGAACTGGCCATAACAGTTAAGGGTTCTGACCAGGATGGACACTATATTGAGGAAACTTGGAGTTTGCCAACTCTAAAGGTCTCTGGTACGGCATACCAGGGTAATAGCTATTTTAGCAGGATAACTGCTGTCATAGTTACTAGGGTTGCTGGTTCAATCGCAGTCGGTGATACAATTAGTGTTGGTACTGGTAATGCCTATGACAGCTATATATCCCTGGCCAATAAGCCTTTACGACCTGAAACCGAGACCGTTACTAGTGACCCTGCTGGTACCACCTTCACCCGAGATACTGACTATACCATGGACTTTATAAATGGAGCCATTAAGTTCATCAATGGTGGTGATATGGCAGCTGGTACGGCCTATCTGGTAGATTATACCAAGAGTCGGTTGGGACTGGATATCAGCTCCATAATACCGGTGCTAACCAGAATCAGTCGGGTAGAATACCCTGTTGACTTTGTACCTCAGCAGTTTGTCACCTTTAATGTCTTTGGTGACTTCCTATACATAGCCAGCAAAATGGCTGGCCTCTCACAGGAGGAGTTGAACACCTCCCCCGACCACATGGCCGTGTATTATGAGAGGAAGCAAATGCCACCCGGTGAGCATAGTCCTGGTAGCTACCCTGATGTGCTGGATGAGGTAATAGCCATAGGTGCTGCCGGTTATGCCTTGCTTACCGAGGCACAGCAATACGAACAGCAGGCGGCTACCGACCTCGGCTCATTGAGGACTGAGTTAGGGTTAACTACAGCCATCCATACTAAGGTGTCTGCTGCTCTCGTCAAGGTGGCTCTCTACCTGGAAACCAATGATACCACAGACAATGCCAAAGATGTGCTAGGCAACATCACCGATGATGTTACCAAACTCAGGACAGCCATAGATACAGCACTGAACGCAACTAATACCTACCTGGATGAGGTAGAAACCACTGATTTAGGCAAAGCCTCTGTAGGTGCTGAGGCATATACCGAGACTGGGGACGATAAGATTGATGCCCAAAATATAGGTGCCAGGGTGGCAGAGATTTATGCCGACTACTCCAGAGCCAGAGGTGATATAGGTGCTATCAGAACCAATGCTGCTCTAGGTTATGCACAAGAGGCAGCTCTGAGGCTAAGCAACCTGAGAAGCTACATTGAGGAGGCAATTGGTGGATGGGCTGTTATGGGTCAGACCTTTATTGCCGAAGGTAACGGTCTAGTTGCTGAGATTCAGACCCACCTAGCCGAGGCACAGCAATGGTCCGAAACAATCAATGGGGATTTGGTGCTGTCTGATAGGTTCCGTACTGAAGGGCTGGCCAGGTTGAATGAGTTCCATTCCATCCTGAGGAATAAGGCTGAATACCGGAAGCGAACCTCATCCGCATCACTGAGGCAGATGGCTGGCACTGGTACTGAAACTGGGAGGCATCTAGGTAGCGCATGAAGTACTTGTTAAAGGTTCTATTTGAGGCAGTTGTATTAGTCCTTATAGTTGGGGTAGTATTGTGGTTGCTTATCACCTATGTACTGCCTGACTATATTGGATAGTGCAGGGACTCCTTGGTAGTGGCAACAACTAGGGAGTCCTTTACTACCAGCCAGGGTCAGGTATGTTGACAGAGCTTCCTGTGGCAGGGTCGTCACCTATGAGAATCTCCATATAGGTACTACCAACCTCGTAGCCTACCTCATTATCTCCATGCCTATCCTGTTCTAGTTGCAAATCCCTAATTAGCTCGTTTAGTGTCATTATTCCCACCTCTCCAAATACTTTACTTCCACTGGCGTCCTGAATGGTGCTATATCCTCCAATGGCTTGAACGTATAATCGGGTACGTACCCATCCACCAACAGCTCGTCATGTACCTGCAGGCTGAGATTGAGCTTCTGCATCCTGATTAGACCACGCTTCAGTATCTCGGCAGCACTACCCTGACACGGATAATCAATAGCCTTCCTCTTAATACTATCGGCACTTTCCTCCTCCTCAGTAGGCAACCTGATATTCCTGCCAAACACAGTCCTAGCCATACCAGTCCTCAGAGCATCCTCCTGCCGTGAGTCTATCCAGTCCATAGCCTGTGGGAATTTTCTCCCCCACATATCCTTTAGCTGTCTAATCCTGCCAATGTCCTTAATACCTAGTTGTTCTGCCAATGTTTCATCAGTGGCACCATAAGTCATAGCTAGGTTTGTTAGTTTGCCTAGCCTTCGGACAACACCCATAAACATAGCCACCTGTAGGTGTATGTCTGCATCCTCATTCTTGCTACCATCTGGGTTGTATTTAGGCAAGGAGAAGATGTGTTGCATTTCCTTATCCTCAGACAGGTAAGCCAATACTCTAGGTTCTAACTGCTCCCAATCCACATCAGTCCAAGTACCACTGTCTGGTAGCAATACACCACGGCAGTTCACCGGATATTTGCTGCCATCCTTCCTGAATTTGCCAGGTATGTTCTGCATGTTCCTGTCAGTGCTGGACGGCCTACCTGTGATAGCATCTAGGTGGAACCTAGTGTAAGCCCTCTCGTCATGTGCCCATGGTTTGATGTAGGTAGAATTGAGCTTGGCATATTCCCTATACTGTAGCACTATGCCAGCCAGTGGGTCGTCCATCTTCTTTAGTGTTTCCTTGGAGGTGGATAGCTGTGTCTTTTTCCAATTAGTATAAGGCAACCGCCTGAACACACTATAGGCTCCACGGTCACCTAGTGTCCATGCCACCTGTTGTGCTGAACTCGGCAGGAATCCTTCCTCCTCACACAGACCAAGGTAATAGTCCGACTGTTCCTGTAATATGTCCTCCACTATCTGCCTCATGTTCTGGTCAATCAGCAAACCACGGTAGGACATATCAATACAGATAGGTATGACCTGCATTTCAGTAGCCAGGTACTCCTTGTTGGTATCCTCCCACAATTCGTGGTAGAGTTGTAAGGTGGCCGAGCTATCCTGCATACATTTGCGGGCTGTCACCTCCTGAGGCAACTCCAGTGTGGTTTTAGCACCATGTTCCTCCAGCACTTCCTTCATGTCATGGACTTCCATCCTGTGTACAGGTGACATGTCCAACAACCCTGTAAATTGGTAGCATAATAACCTGGCCATTATCATGGTATCCACTATGGCTGTGGTATCCACATCATACTCCCGCAATGCTGGCAGGTCAAAGAGTCCATTGTGCATTACCTTGGTCACTTTGGGGTCTGTCAGTAGGTGCCATGGTATTGATGGTGATACCTCAGGGAATAGCTGGAAGTAGAAGCTGAGGTTAGGTTTGAGGCTGATACCTACACCTACAGCAGTACGCTCCTTGAGGCTGATAGTTTCTACATCAACACCGATTACCTGGTGGGACTGGTTAAACAGCAAGTCTTTACCCATACCCTTGTAAGGTGCTGTTTCACCATAGTAGTAGGAGTTGGTGCTAGGGTCGTGGTTGAAGTACATTTATGGCTCGTCCACTAGAGTTACTAGCAGTTCCCGTAGTGAGTCGGTAGCAGAGAATATAGCCCCACCTTTGCCAATAGTGTCATAGTCAGGTAGACCCATCTCCTTGAGCCACTTTCTAAGTTCATACTTAATATCTACTATATCATCCTCGCTATAGTGGTTTCTCCTTAGCAGTTCAGTCAGTGTCATGTCGTCCTCCTGTAAATCAATATGTCCTCGTCCCACACCACCTGCTTACCTTGTGAGGCAGCTATCTTGGTGAACCCATGACCTAGTGCCTTCCACTTCTCCCACAGCTCCAGTGTGAAGCCAGCTGCCTTGCATACCTTATCCGCCCACTTACTGAGGTACACCCGCTTACCATCCACTATCCTATCCTTAATAACAGTGGTCATGGTGCCACCGACAGGTAGTGATTGGTAACATAGCTGGTAAATCTTTCTCATTTCCATATTGTAGAGGAATGGATTTATCTTACTGATATTCCTCGGTGACTTGCTGTAAGCTAACATCCTCTCATCCTGCTCCACCAGCCAGTTATCAGGTGCATCCTCCCGCCTTTTCCTGACTTTGGTAGCCTTCATAGCCTGAGCGTAAGGTGGTGAGGTAATGACATGGTTACATGGTATTGGCAACAACATCCTATTATCACCATGCAACAGAGTGACTAGCTGGCCTGCACCTGGTACCTGTATATCAAGGTTAGCCGCTGCCTCCAATTGTAGCCGGTGGTAGCCATCCTCAATTTCTAGCAGAATTACTCGGTAGCCTTGAAGGGCGGCTATCATCAGTGTGCCGGTGCCACCAAACGGGTCTAACAGGACATTGCCTGGTTCAGCCACATACTTAATAATGGCTTGCTGGAGGTGGAAGTTCATCTTAGCAGGATGTTTCATAACCCCATTGGGGAAGAATAGGGACTTCCTATCCTGCTGGTCTGGTGGGAAGGTAATCCAACCATGCTCCTCCCGTTTGAATTCCGGTGCAAATGGTTTAGTCATCGTCTAACTCCTTGACTATCCAGACTCCTAACAGTCTCCTGACCTCTACAGGGGTGTTTGGTGTTAAACCAGTAATGCCTGCTAAATACAAAAGTGTGCTTGCCTATTGTTATGGCAGGGTAGTTTGTCTCCACCTTGAAGGATATGCCGGTCAGCCTCATTGCTTGTCCTTCCTTCCATGTTTGAAACCATGGACAAAGGCATCTATAAACAGCTTCTTCTCCATCTGCCTTTGCTGGTATAGTAAGGACTCTATCCAACCCCAATGCTCCTCCGCCAGTTCTTTGGGTGTCTGTTTAGGTTTAGTCATAACCATGCTCCTCCATAAAGGCTCTGACAGCCTCACACCTATTATTGGTTAACCTCTCTAATACGGCCAAGCTAAGTGCTGGTTTAATCTGCCTACTGACTCTGGATTCTAGCTTTGGATTATTAAATATACGACACTCTCCCTTAGGAACTCTAATAACCATCACCACATTGACTGTTGGTTGACCTCTTAGGCTATCAAGTTTTACTAGTCCTAGACTTGGTGCCGGACTTCCGTCTGACCACCGTTCCATGTTCCATCCCCTTATCCAGCGATTGTAGTACCTTGCTAATCTTGTGTATTAACAGAATAGCCTCTAATACCATCCTAACCTCAGCCTCCTTTGGGTAGGTCATGTATCCTCTATGTTCAGCTATGGTCTTGACGGTATCAGCTACTACTTGGACTTGGTCCTCATCCAGTTTATTCTTCATCCTCAGCACTAGCTCCACAGACTTTGCATAATCCTTCATCATTATACCAGTGAGGAGGACAAGCTGGTTCCTCCTCTTGCTCCTCTATTATCTGTTCATTGGCCATGTCTTGTGCATCCATCTTAGCCTCTGCGGCAATCTCAACCTGCAATGGGTCGGACTTGCCGTACTCAATCCTGATGCCATCCACCTCCTTTACAAACGGTATGATAATAGCCTCCGGATTCTGGTTGTTATTATGGAACCTATAACTCCTTATGGCAGGTCTAATCATACCAGCCAACTCATACTGGCCGAGGTGGAACTTGTTATCCTTGCTGGTGCTGCGGGTTAAATCAGTCATATATCTCCTCCTTTATTATCTTGTCACACCAAGTACATCTAAGTCTGGTGCCTCCATAGTTAGGGTTGTCTCTACTCCATAACATTTGTACCCCAGCAGTATGATGGAACCCTAGTTTGCATTTAATCTTATGGCTCAGCCTCCTTACTGACTCTAGCATTATGTGTTCCTCCCAAATGCCTTTAGTAATTTCCCAGCACGTTTAATTCCGAATTTCTTTTCGCCTACCAGTGTTTCGGCCAATTCATCTAAGCTCTGCATCAAGGTATAGTGTGCTGTACCATACCTGTCTATTAGGGCTTTACCTGCTTCCTCACCAACTCCACCATTCTTTATGCCCATCAATGTTAGTACATGGGGATTGTAGGATTCTATATAAATCCTATCCTTGATATACCTCCTCAGTGTCTTATGCTCGGACTTCTGGGCATTTTGAAACAATGCCACAATGGTCATGGCAGTAGCAGTATAATCAAATGTCTCCACGATGGTAACTCCAGCCTTATCTAGCTGGTTCTGCCAAGCCTTATAACCGGTATAGCTGCAATTATAGGTACGGCCAGGAACCAGAATATTCTTACCCTTAGCCTTCCTCCATGTCTGAGTGGCTATTTTCAACCCGAATACCGGCTCACATACACCTTCTACCAGCAGTATAGTTTCCTCCACACCATTATCCAACTCCCTCCTCAGTTGTTCTTCCACCTTATCCATACCACCCAACACCTCATCAGTCTGCTTCCGTTCTATCTGTATGCGGTGACCATCACAGGCATAGAAGAAGTAGTCCGCTATACCCTTAGCATTGAGTGATATACGCTCCACCGGTGTGGACTGCCGGATGAGTAGCTCAATCTGGTCAGGCTCAAAGACATCCAGTAGTATGGTCATTCTTTATCCTTTACATAAACTCTAACTATTTCCTCACCAAGTGTTTCTTTCAGGTATGGGAACATGTGCTTGGCCACTACCTCCTTGTACTCTATAGGGAAGTGGCGAACCAACCATTGTGGAAAATATCTCTCCTTAAACATATTCCACCAATCCTTCGGATATGTGTGTATGGGTTTGTCAGTACCAACCAATCTAAAAATATGTCTGAGCCCCATAGCATCCCACTCCTCTAGCTGTGGGAATACCATCCTCTCAAAGTTCTTTTCAGTCAGACCAGGTGCGTGGCTGAATATATCCATACGCCTTTGTGAGTAGTACCTCAGGACCTTTAGCTCTATCTCATCCCTTGTTATTTTCTTTATTACCTCTATCCTTTCTTTACTGCTCTATCCTATGACTGAATTCGTAGCTAACCAAAGCTCATGTAAGCTCACCAGCGACACGCCAGCACTATGCTTATTTTTGCACATGCTGTAGTATTCATATTCAAAATAAAACGCTGTACGTCAATCGTGTGCATAGTGTTTACCTGCAATTAGCAACCACATTATAATCCTAGCTAATCCCCTTAATCATCTTAATTACCTTACTGATTTTATCATATGTTGGAGTCTCAAAGACCATGCCTTCCAGTTGTTTCACCTCGGCCAGGTCCACCTTAGCAAATGGTTTCATCTTCTGGTCGTCCCAGTAGGTATGGATTATCACATCTGCACTGTCACCAAGGGTAGCAAAGCCCTTCCTTTTACGCTTGCCGGTGGGTGCCATAGCTAAAGAGCCGTCTTTCTGAGGCATTGGCTTATACTCATCATCGGCATGGTGGACTAGAACCAAATGCTTTTTAGCTGATTTGGCATTGTAAAGGATACCTCTCATCCTGTTGTTAGGCTCCCGATATTCAACCTGGATTAGTTGGCTCCTTAAATCCTTGCCGTCACTACCCTTACCAGTGACAGGATTGATGGGCAGTTGCTTCTCCTGTAGTTCCTGCAGGTAACAGTCAGCATTGATGCTGTGAAGTAAGGTAGCAGTATCAATAACCACAGTGGCTACCTTTTCGTCTTGCAGGTTGGCTATGTACCTGCCAGCCCACTTATAGAATAGCTCCTTCATACCTACTATGGTTTTGCTTGGACCAACAGTCAGCTTGGCCGGGTCAAATTTGCCAAAGGTCATGGGCATGGGAAAAGCCTCGTACTTTATGGCACCTGAGTCAAACTCCTCCTGGAATCTGTATATGGCTCGGTCAAATCCACCTATATCAAATTCCATGAATACTAGCGGTTTAGGAAATGTCAGTGCGAAGGTAGTCTTGCAAGACTTATCCTCACCCCAGCAACCTATTATCATCACTCCTCCTCCTTCAATAGGGCTGATATAGCATCCCTATAACTCTATCATCAGTCTCTTCTTCTTTGCCCCATCTAGTGCTAATTGTATAATTCCTTCCACCTCTCGCTCCCTCTTATTAGGTTTCCAACGTGGTATCTTTCTTGTTGTAGAGTCAATCCAGTACGTTTGATATGTCCCACGTTCTCGTATT